CAACATCAATAATTCCAGACCATCCAAGTACAGAAATGATAGACCAAACAATTAATGATTTACGTGTTCATTTTCCAGATAATGAAATTATCATGCAAATAGATGGCTTAAGAAGTGAGCAAATAAATCGTAAAAAAGATTATGATGAATATAAAAATCGTATACTTTGGAAATGTCTACATCAATATAAAAACATATTGCCAATAATTTTTGATAAACATAGTCATCAAACTACAATGATGAAACAAACAATTGGACTGATAGATACTGCAGCAATGCTTTATGTTGAAGGCGATGCACCACTAACTCCAGACTATGATATTGATTGGCAAAAATGTTTAGATATGCTAGAATATAATAAAGCCAATACTATTCGTTTTCATTTTGAAGCATCAATTCCAGAACCACATAATCACTTAATGTTTGGCTTAGAAGATGGTTTTATGAAAACTGCACAGTGGAGTCAAAGACCACATTTAAGTACTGTAAAATATTATAAAGATATTGTTCTTCCATTTTCTAACGATAAAACTTTTATTGAAGATAGATTTCATGGGAAAATTCAAGACGACGTTCTCCCTAATGGTATTTTTAGTCAAGAAGGTTGGGATAATCATAAACTGTGGATTTATCACCCAGAAGGAGTTATTAAAAGGTCATATCACCTAGATGGTCGTCAAGGAACACGAAAATTTACAAGTGATGATGATATATGGGGATATAAGGAATGAAATTAGATACTCAGGTTGTAGGACAGACAAATGAATAAAAATGATGTAACAATTATAATTCCAACATCTTATATACCTAGTCATCCTAGCATCAAAATAATAGAAACAACCATTAATAATGCAAGGTTTCATTTTCCAAATAGTAAAATAATATTGCAAATAGATGGAATGCGATCAGAGCAATCAAATTATGAAAAAGATTATAATGAATATAAGAATAAAGTTTTATGGAAATGTTTATACGAATGGAAAAATATATTACCAATTGTATTTGATGAACATAGCCATCAAAGTACTATGATGAAAAAAACTATTGACTTAGTTAAAACACCACTAATTTTTTATATTGAAGGAGATTTTTCTTTAAGAATTGACAGGGATATTGACTGGAATAAATGTTTTAATATGTTTAAATATAATAAAGCAAATACTATAAGATTTTATTTAAGAGAAAGAATACCCCAAGATCAGGCTTATATGATGTGTGGTCAAGAAGATGGGTTTATGAAAACTGTTCAATGGAGTCAAAACCCACACCTAAGTTTTACCAATTACTATAAGGATATTGTTTTGCCAAGTATTGGTGAAAGAAATTATATTGAAGATGAGTTTCATGGTAAGGTTCAATTTGATTGTAGGTGTGTACCAAATGATAAAAGAAATTTAGAGGCTACGTATGTTTTTAAAATTAAAAACTGGGAAGCACATAAAATATTTATTTATTGTCCAGGTGATGGTCAAAATTTAAGTAGAGTTTTACATTTAGATGGAAGACAAAATACTAAAAAATTTACTGAGCAAGATGAACTTTTGCCATATACAAGTATTGAAGATGCAAAAAAAATATTAAAAGAGTCTGATTTTTTTAAAGAAGACAAGAATATAATATGAGGCTAGGAATCATAGCAAGATCAGATAATACTGGACTTGGTAATCAGACTAAAGAGTTAGTTAATATGCTTAACCCTGATAAAATTCTTTTAATTGACTCTACCCCGTTTAATAAAAATAAACAACATCCAGAATGGTATAGCGAGTACAACTGTATAAAGAGTCATGGATTTCCATCCTCTCAACAAATTAAATTATTTTTAAATGATATAGATGTTGTATTAAGTTGTGAAACATTTTACGATCAAAATTTCATAAAGTATGCAAATCAAAGAAAAGTAAAAACAATTCTTCAATATAACTATGAATTATTTGGGCATTTATCAAACCCAAACCTACCATTGCCTACAGTTTTATTAGCACCAAGTCTTTGGCAGATAGAGCATATTAAAAAAATGTTTGGAGGCGGGACCATAGTTACTCATCTTCCACCACCAACAGATGAAAATTTATTTAGTAAAGTAAAAGAAAATAACTTATCTAAATCTCACAATAGGATACTTCATATTGCTGGTAAAAAGGCAGCAAAAGATAGAAATGGCACAAATACAATTATTGATATGCTTAAATATTCAAAAGAAGATTATGAGTTAGTAATTAAAAGTCAAAGTCCAATAGAAGTAGATATAAAAGATTCTAGACTAAAAGTTGATATTGGAAATCCAGATAATAGAGAAGATATGTATAGTGGTTTTGATGCAATGGTTTTGCCAAGAAGGTATGCTGGATTATGCTTACCAATGAATGAGGCATTACTAAGTGCCCTTCCAGTTTTTATGACAAACGTATCACCTAATAATTTTATTCTACCTTCAGACTGGTTAGTTAAAAGTGATTCAATAGGAACAATCAAAACAAAAGTTAGGCTTGAATTATTTGAGGCAGACCCAAGAGAATTAGCAAAAAAAATAGATAATTATATTATTTTAAAAGATAAACAGTTTAATAAAGAAGAAGCATATAAAATAGGCTTTAATAACTTTTCACCTAAGATATTAAAACAAAAGTATTTAGATCTTATTTCTCAAATTTAGTTTTTTGTTTAAATTTAACTTTAAGTATTTTATTCCATATAATATTAAAAGAACTATCTGCGCTAGATAAATAAGTATGATTATCTAAATTTAAATTATATGACTTAGGAATTAGTGGTCCACTACCATATACTTTTACATCTTGCATTTCTGACCCACCGACTTGAAATATATTTCCATACATTGATCTCCATAAAAATTGATCATTATTTTTTAATACTTCTTGTAGTTTTTCTTTTTCCATAACCATTGGTATATGTAACTCATAATCTAATGGATTATCAATACCAATACCTTTTAATCTTTTATATGTAGAATTAAGTTTTCTAGTATAGTTAGAGTTACTATTTAATTTTTGATATAAATTTATTTTATTTAAAAGATATCCACCATGAAAAGTTTCTATATTTTCTATTTTATTAATAATATAAAAATCATCATTCATTAAAATAAAACTATCTGATATTTCTAATGAAGAGCAAATACTTTTTAAATTTTCTACGGCATTTTTATATTTATAATTTGATTGCTCTACTTCAATATAATTACCAATATACCAATCAGGTTTTCCACCAACAACCCAAATATTTGCATATGGGAAACTTTCAACTATAGATCTAATTGAATATCTTAGTTCTTCGTTGTTTCCATCTTTACATATATAAACAAAGTCCATGTTTCCTCATTATAAAATTAAGAAAGGCGAATCTATTTTAAGTAAATTCGCCCTTCCCAATTAATTGACTACTTCTTTTTAGCAGCAGCCTTTTTCGCAGGGGCTTTCTTTGCAGGTGCAATCTTCTTAAGTGCATCTGAAACAACATCAGTACTTGGCAATAGGCCAAATGCTCCGTCGTTAGGATTTAACGCTCTCAATGCAACGGGCGCTAAAGCAGCAACTAGTGCAGCCCATAGATCTTTTGGATCTGTTACGCCAGCCATGTAAAGTGCAATAACTGCACCAAGTACGGATCGTCCATATGATGCTAGCATTGCTTTTGTTTTATCGTTTAGTAAGTTATTCATTATTCCTCCTAGGATATAATTTGTGTTAATGTTTTATAGCCAATCCATAAACCAATAATTCCTGCGACTCCCGCAAAAACTGGTGGTGCTGGAACTGGCAATTTGAATGCAGCGAACACGGCACCACATCCAAAACCTGTAAGAATTGATAACAAAATATCTTTCATATTATTTTTTTTCTTGACCTATCTCTGGTAAAAGGGCTAAAAGTTTTTCAGAATAATTATTCAAACCTTTATTCTTTAACTCATCTGAAACCTCTTTAATTGTTTTTTGTGATTTTTCAATATATTCAAAAGCCCAATCTCTTGAATCAGAAAGGAATTTGATAAAATTTTCTTTATGTACAGAGTCATCTGATATGTTTAGGTTATCTTTTATTTGAAAAGTTAACTCTTCAAGTGCTTTATTCTTTATAAAAAGATCAGCCATTAAAAGATTAGATTTCTTTAATTTATCAAGAGTAGCCAAATATGCTATACCAAAAGAAAAAGATAAAGTAGCGAAAAGTATAATAAATATCATTTCCATAATAACTATTGTACTCTATCCCTTAGAGTATGGGTTGCCCAATAATATAAACACTTATCGCAACATGGCTTGTTATATTCGCTCTTAGTGTCTTTATAAAATTCTGCATAATAAATATGATCTTTACGATAAAGATTGGCTCTATGGGTAATATTTACACGATTTACGTGAAATGACTCACTCCAGACTGGCTTATTAGTACCCCACAGATGCCCAGAAATGGCCTCCAGGGCCTCTATATTGGCCTCATTCTTGTCTGTCCTAATACCCCTAAGCCTAGCCTCTTTAATCATGGCTTTGGTGTATATACGTAATGATTTTTCAGCATTTTTCCACATAAGTACCGCTGGATGGTTGCGCCAAGCACCAGATGGTGACTCGCCAGATAATACCTTTAATATTTGATATGACTCTAATATTTGTTTATTTAATCTTTTATTATCTAGTATTTCTGCACATTGGTCATAATCTTTATATGGTAAAAATGTTTGCATTATTCTTCTTCTATCTTAAAAATATCTAAGTTAGACATTGTTTTTAAATTAGAGACTACCCAAAAAATTAGGGCAGTTAAAAGTGATAAAACTATTAACGTTGTTGCCGTTTTCTTTTTTTTAATCATTTAACTGCCTCCCTAGTAACTAAAACAATTGCTCCACAGTCTTCTAAAGCCTTCTTTAATTTTATAACATATTGAAGTGCTGAAATTTTATCGTCATGCACCATATGCAAAAAATTTCTTTCATCTAATTTTATAGTAAGAAAGTGTTCATTGTCAATAATTTGCACTCCAAAACCTTTAGGTGCAGGTATAGAATGAACAATTTTACGCATATAGTCTGTATACATTTTATTCCATAGTTAAAGACTGCCATGTTTCAGACCAGTCTTGTTTGCTTTTATGTTTATTAAATTCTCTTGAGACTTCGCCACCCTCTAGGTATACTCCACCCCAAACTCCCCATTCTTTTCCAGATATTCCATTTGCAAAACATGTTTTTTTAACTGGACATTTTTTACAAAATGCATCAACATCTCTTCTAGAGCCCTCATGATCTTCATATTTATCAAAAAAAATATTAGTATCACGTCCTAGGCATGCAGCCTCATCTTTCCACAAATGCTGCTTCAAGGTTAGTCCTTATATTTATTCGGTATATTCCAACCATCTTTGCCAGGCTTATAAACTCTGTGCAAATACCACTTATCTTTTACTCTAATTCCAAGCGGAGAGGTTTTTGCCATGTCTGATTCTTTTAAATCAATTACATCCCAACCATTCCAAATTAAATTGTCATTTTTGTTTACAATTTTTTCCATTGTGTTTAAACTTCTAATAATCATTTTTTCTCCTAATATCTAAAAAGACCAACGTCAATATTATTTTCTTCTGCTTTTATAACTAACTTTGATTTTGCTTCTTTTGGACGACTTAAAAAAACAAAATAGTTTACTTGATTTATATTTTCACTTAGCCATAATGGAGAAGTATTATAGAATTTAATCTTTTTACCTCTTGCCTTCATGCCACGTTCTGACAAATTAGAAAACTCTGAAACAAAGTTATTAATTTTTAATGGTCCAGCAGAGTAAATAATGAAATCATTATCCCCATCTTTCATTCCAGAAAGGGCAACACTCATAGCACGTAAAAATACGCTATAATCGTTAAACTCTTTTGTCCCCTGCACTGCCACTATCATTTGATCCTACCCCTTGTTTTAAGTCATCAAGTATTAACAACATCTTGTTTAATTCCTTTGTTGACATATTTTCAATATCTAATGGTTTTACTGTTTCTTCTTCTACCCTGCCATTTATAGCATTGGCAGTATAAAAAACATTATCTAATATCCAATATGCCTTACCCTCTGTTATTACTACTCTTAACATATTTTTTTGAATATGTTTTTGAGACTGAGTTATAACTTTAGGTTTATCAAACATTTCTTTTGGAAAAATATCTTTAACCATTTCATAGATAGAACTTTGACTATACTTATGTTTGCTTAAAAATATTATCCTTCTTCTGTCTGATATTTTAATTATAGACCAAGAACACAGCAATGTCAAGCCTATAGTTAATAAATATTCCATTTTATTTCTTTAGGCTAAATGCGCTTCCTTGCCAAATTTTTTCTGTTTTTCTTTTTTCTCTTTCTACAATTGAACGACTCCATGCAAACCCTGCATCTCCACCCCAGGCATCCCACATAATTCTTCCATTAGATGGAAATTCTGGACCATCATAAAACCCTTTACCTTTTTTATCTACTTCATGACGAGAAAAGAAAGAATACATTCTTTTAACAGTACTAAGAGACATTGCTGCTCCATTTACAATATCAGTTGCACGACCCCAGCCTACTGGAGTTCCTGCACCAGTTGCCTTACCATCTTCTTTCCACTTTAATGCACGTCTAGCAGCAGCCTTCATGCCAGCATTTGGAGTATATGTATCAGCCATGATTTACCTTCTTTTGTGATTTATTTAAATATGGACCAAGATCTGCTTTAACTGTACCGTCTTTTCTAAGTCTAACAATTCTTCCATCTTTTATTTGTAAAGAATTAAATGCATTATTTTTAAAATATGATGCAGAAGATCTATTGGCCATTATTTTTCCAATTCAGTTGGATTAAATAATCCAGTCCAAATGCTTTTTGTTGTTTCTTTAGATTCAGACTTATAAGTACCACCACGACGTTTATATTCCTGAACTACCCAAGAATTTGCAACTGCAGATGGATATACATCAAACTTATCTTTTGCTGCTTGTACAACTCTTGCATATAGTTTAGGATTTGCTGGAGTTGATCCACCTCTACGTGGGGTAATCATTTCTTCGTAATTAGGTTTATCTGCTTTTCCAACTTGAACATCATACATATTTTGCATATCAGATTGTTGTGGTGTTGATGGGATTCCTGTTCCACTTGATCCCATTTCTACAACCAAATCAACTGATACTGATAAAGACTCAATCTTTACTACTTCAGACATTCTGTGATAACAAACATACTCTGTTTCTTCCCAAGCATCATCTTCTTCTTCGTATTCTCTAACAATAACTGGTTTATCATCTTCTGCATATTCAAGTGCATACTCTGATCCTTGAAGACCTAATAATCCTGGATTTGTCATTACATATTCAACACGGCCAACTTTAATTTCATCTTCTTCACCCATGTACATAACAAAGTCACCTTCTACTACCATTGACTTTTCTACTGATGAAATAAATTTACGTGCTGTACTTGCCCAAATAGCACGAGCCTGTGCTTGTGCCTTAGCCTTTGTTGGATGGCATCCATGAACTGTACCATCTGCACTTACTGTTGGAAATCCACTACATCCGTAAGATCCCTTTTTGCCTGCACGATATCCACCTGCTGGCTTTTTTCCTCCGCCTACTGGCATAGTAAACCTCCTAAGTTTATATATAGATTATATCAGGTTTTAAGTCTATATACTAAAGGGTTTAGGCCCAGAAAGGCGTTTAAGTTCCTCTATAGCCCACTTGTCGCTTTTATTTAATTTAGAAACTTCTGATAAATCAAATGACTTTGGCATTAATCTAACTACTGGGTCATTTGATAAAAGATCTATGTCTACATATCCTCTTTCCCATAAAGATAGTATTTCAGCATTTACATAATTCATATGTTCGTGATAAAGTTCTGGCATTACTTCTTTCATTTTAGGGGTAAAAGAATAAAGTAAAGATCCATCTTCAGAGTCAATACCAGCAACTTCTAATGCTCCTTCAAGTATTAACTTTTCAATCATTTCATCATCATCTGATTGCATGTTTGCCCTATCTGGATTAAATGCTCTCTTCAATATCTTTTTTATAATTAATAAAATTTTCTAACTCTTCTCTAGTTTTTGCACCAGTAATACGATTTATTTCTTTTCCATCTTCTAATAAAATAAAGGTAGGAACTGATTTAACTTCAAATTGTTTAACTAATTCTTGTTCATAGTCAACATCTATCATTTGAAAAGTAAAACCTTCTCTTTTCATTTCTTCAACAATTGGCTTTACTTTTTTACAAGGATTACACCAGTCTGCTGTAAAATAGAATACAGTTTTCACTTACCAGATTTTTCTCTAGCCTTTTTTAATACAGAAAAATCTTTGATTTTAGTTTCACCAAGATATCCCCAAGCATATCCATCATTAATCATTTTATTATTAATAGACTCTGACTCTCCATTAATATATAGCCAACCAAGAATGCGACCATATTTTTCAGATGAGTCCATTTTTTCTGTACGAATAACTACAGACTTTGCATCTTTTAATTGTTTCTTTAGATATTCTTTTGCTTCAATTCCAAGAGCCTTTTCTGCCTTGTCTGTTGTGCGTGATTCTGGTGTATCAATTCCAGCAAGACGAACACGAGATGCAAATAAAATATCAAATCCTAAATCAATAATTACATCAATGGTATCTCCATCAACGACATTTTTTACTTCTTTAACAAAATATTCATACATTAGTTTGAACTCCCAATCAATTTATTTTCTATAAGTTTTTCACGCTCATCAATAACCTCAAGCATAAAAGACATCATTTTTGTATATCCATCTTTATCATTCATAATTTTATTATAATGATGACTACAGAACATTAGTTCTCCAGATAAACCCTTTACTTTAACATACGCTTGTGCATCACAACTATCACAGCGATCTTTGGAATCTAATAAATATTTTTTTGAAACTACGCTTGGATGATCTTTAACCATGCTATTCATAATATTATTATACATCTACTTTCTGTTATCGGTTGAGTAAAATCCTTTACCATTAAATATTGCTCCTACATTAGAGTATACACGAACTAAAGGCTGATTGCAACTTTCACAGTTATATCCTGGATCAACACTACTTATAGGTCTTTCTTTAATTACTCTAGTTGCACAAGGCATACAATCATATTCGTATAATGCCATAATTATTCCATTTCTTTTTCATGTAAAAAACATATAATGTTAACTCTATCTCCTTCAATAACTTCTTCTACCTCATGTGGAACATCCTCTGAACCAATAAAAGTAACCAATGTTCCAGGATTTGGCTTTATAGTTAAGTCTTGATTTGGAAATACAACACTTCCACCAGTATAAGAATTTGTTAAATATAGTATGGCAGAATAGTCTTTAGAATATTTTTCACTATAGTTATCAACATGTAATAAGTTTTTGCCACCTTTTTTCATATGACTATAAAAATATGATTTTAATACAAGGTTTTTATTAAATATATTTGATGCAGTTTTTTCAATATTTGTAAGTACTCCTGTAAAAATATCAATTCCTAGGTTGATATCTTTTTCATTACTTTTTCCAGTTATTTTTTCAATACCACTAACATTAAATAAATCTTTTTCGCCTTTTCCAGGACCTCCAAAAATTCCAACCTTTTCTGATTGTCTTAAATTTTCTCTAGAAAATGTTGAGACTAATAATTCACATGTTTCTGAAAATAAAAAGTCTTCAATATAAAATATTTTATCTTTTAAAATTTTCATTTTATATATTTTTTCCATTCTATTAATTAAAAGAGCAGTTTTAAATCATGCTCAGGATTTTAATGTTATTTTATAACATATCTATTATACAGTGCTTATTACTTTTT